CCTTGGTTTTCTGTTTATATTTACAATATATCCCAAAGTTTATAGCTTGTCAATACCTTTGGGAAAATATTTTTCTATGGGGTTAATAATATAGCTTGGATGAGGACGGAAACCTTTCCTCAATGGCGTTTAGCAGGTCTTTATAACAGTCGTACGGCAATTCCGTTGACGACTTTATATAGGGATTTCCCGTGACTTCGTATGCCAGTTGCATGAAGTCCTCTTTGGACATTTTTTTATAGTCCATGAGCTTCTTCAGCTCTTTTAACTGGTCATTTGTCAGTCGCTGAAACACAGGTTCCTGCTGAACCTGTTGTTGAACCTGTGGTTGAACCTGTTGTGGTTGTTGAACCTGCCGCTTTCTTGCGTACTCGTCGCTGTCGGCATCCGGTTCCGACGTACTAAGATTAAGCAAAGCCATTAAAAGATACTTTCTAGCGTAGGTTATAGCGGCTCCTACGCGTTGGGGTTTTTCCATCTCTTTCTGTGGATTATTGTCCACAAAAATATCTATCTCTATTTTACTCGAGATAGATTCTCCAGAGGAATGCCATAAAGTGCATTCCATGCACCCTTGCACACAAGAAAACGAAATTACCAAGTCGTTCTCCAACAATACAGGCTCTACTGTTTGTAAGATGTCTTGTAAAGTTACATAGGAATACTTCTTACCACGGTTTTCCCCTTCTTTGAGGATGGGTTTGATTGCCTTCTTAGCACTGATCAATGCTTTTAATAGTTCTTTCATTTTCCTGCTCCTTATCCCTAATTTATTCCTAAACTGTCCTCATCATATATGTCTATTATTAGAGTGTCAAGTAGTTTGAGTAAGATTCTAGATTTTACCAAAAGTTCTCATCTAAGCAGTATGATATACTTTATGTAATGCAGGAACGCATAGATTAAATAGGATTTAAAAAATGACAGCAGAAAAAAATCAGGAGAAATGGGGTCTAGATAAGTGCCGAGAAGCATTTATGCGTACAGACGACCTGACCATCAAAGATTTATCAAAAGTCTCTGGGGTTTCGGTTAAAACGCTAACCAACTGGAGTAGGCAGGGTAAGTGGCCATTACTTAGAGAAGCACAACAGAAGTTAAGCTTACAACCGCCAGAGAAAAATACGAATCCTATCAATGACATTGATAAGTCCTTCGACACCAGAGAGGAAAACTTAAAATGTCTTGTGCTTATACGTGACTTTGCCAAGACTATAGTCAGTATCCACGCTAAAGAACTTAACAACAAGATGATTGTTTCCCAAAACAATACAGAACTTGTGCAGTATGCTAAAAGTTTAAATACACCTGATATTATTAAATGGATGGATGCACTTCGTGACAGCGTAACCGCAATAGAGGAGACTATGGGTCTTCAATATATTACCGACCTAAATGCTGCTTACAAGCGGTTGGAATCAGAGGGATACGTTATAGTAGAGTCTCATGTTACTGAGTAACACGCATTATGCTAATAAGTCAAGTTTTTCATTGCTCAATTTCCGATGTTAAGGCGTATGAATTCAATGCCAAGCTACATCCGGATAGTCAGATAAAACAGATAGTTAATAGTATTACAGAATTTGGGTTTAATGACCCAATCGCGGTGGATGAAGACATGGTTATACTAGAAGGTCATGGACGCTTACTAGCAGCCAAACAACTCAAATTGGATATGGTTCCAGTTATAAAAATTACTGGATTAACAGAACCCCAAAAAATTGCATACAGATTAGCGCATAACAAGATTAACGCTAATTCTGGTTTTGATTTATCGTTATTACAAGTTGATTTTGGAGTGCTGGAGTCCCATGATTTTGACACCACTATCACTGGGTTTTCTGCATTAGATATTAATATCTCCAGTGCTTTTGGAGACACAGACCAGCTGGAAGATTTCCTGGAACCAGTAGCTGATTTATTGTTAGAAGAAAATAAAGAGGGATTTAAGCGTAAATGTCCTGAGTGTGGACATGAATGGACTGAACCACGTAAACCCAAGAAGAAATATTAATATATGTTGATTTTACCAGGCTTAAATCCTAAGTATAAAAAGAAGATAAAAGAAGCCACACAACGTATAGCTACTGAAACCAAGTCAACTACTGTTGTTAAGAACTATTATCAAGTTCCTGAACAATATACAGATTTTTTAACCGAGTGTTGTAGGATTCGCTCTGGTAATAAATTTGTGCCATTCTTACCATTTGAATACCAGAAAGTTATCTCAGACTTAATAGATAACTACCGTGGTGTCATGATTTTTAAAACTCGCCAACTTGGTGCAACTGAGTGTATATCCGCTAAGATGCTGCACAAGGCATTACTTAATCCTGCTTATGCTTCAGCGGTATTATCTTTGGGACAAAAGGAGAGTAGTAACGTTGCTGTACGTATGCAGGGTATGCCTTCTAATGTTAAAAATCTATCTTTTGTTACTAAGTCTAAGACTGAGATTCACTTTGAACATGCTGGCAAGTTATGGTTTAGACCAGCCACTAACAATGCCACACGCTCTCTAGAATCTATTGCAGATATCTTTTTTGATGAAGCTGCATTTCCTCAAAACTTTGAGGAAATCTATTCTGCCTCCACTCCTTCTCAGGAAACCGTTGGAGAGGATGCCCGTACCATAATCGCCACAACTATGTCGGAACTAGGTAAGTTATCCACTTTCTGGCAGATGTTTGATTCCGACAACCCGTTTGATGCTGAAGAAGCGGTTATACGCGTTAAGGACGGCAAAGAAGAGCCATGTTTTTGGTGGGAGGATAGTAATGGTTGGGCTAAGCTAATACTCCACTGGAAAGCACACCCAATTTACTCCAAGATACCAGACTTTCTTCAAAAGACAAAAGAGAAGCGTAAGTTAACCGACGCTAAGTTACAGCGAGAATATAATCTGGGTATACCTAGTGCTGGTGGTTCCCTATTCTCTCCCGAGATTATATCTAGTTGCGCTATAGGTGCATGGGCATTACCGGAACCAAACAGATACTATTTAGCTGGGTTAGACCCCAACTTCGGTGGTACGGACTATTGGCAATATGTGATAATTGATATCACTGAACTACCTTATAAACTGGTGGCTCAATACAGAGAGAAGAATAGACAAGCCACTTATTGCATAGAGAAAACCCTAGCATTGTCTGATGTCTACAACCCAGTGCTAATGGCTATAGAGAATAACTCTGGTGGTTCTGTTATTGCAGCGGATATTGTCAGCCAACGCCCCACTTTAAATGTTGAAACTGTACAGACTACACGTGTATCAAAAGTGGAAAACACTGATAGACTAGCTTTATTAATGGAACAAGGTGAGTTTATATTTCCACCTGATTGGGAGGGAGTTACTGAATTTAGGAATTTTTCATTACAGTCAAGATGTGCTGTATCAGGACATGATGACTGTGTTATGTCTTTATCTATATCTTTTGCTCTATTGACGACTGCTTTAAAACGCCGTGGGACAAAACTAGAGGGTAATCTAGGAACAGTTGTACCAAGAACTTCTAGCCGGTTTAGGTAATTCTATTCCTCCAAATCCTCCACAAAGCCAAACTGTCCTTCTTTCCGCATCCTTTCCTCCTCTTTCTTGCGTCTTCTTTCCGCTTTCCCTAGTGGTGACATATTGTAACAGCGCCTACAAGACTTTTTAAACCCTATTTTTAAGACGGATAAAGTTGTGAGTTGAGTGCCACAGAAAGCACAACAACCAGGTTTCTCATACCCTAATCCATGGGTATACTTCATATATTCTGTTATATACTGTTCTGGATTTTCCGCACCTTCCCTGATAGCTCTGTCGTAGTTAGATGGTCTACCTACCTTGCGTTTACCTGGAAAAATTGTCTCCATATTTATCCCGTAAAAACCTGTTTCTATACTGAAGCTACTTTTTTGGTAATTTTCAACAAATTACTAGTTTATCGGTAATATATTACCACCATAAACACAATAAAGTATATATTAATAATAGCTAATAATAGCTAAAATATCTAATAAAAATATGGTTAATTACAATAAATTATTTCAGAAAATATGGCGTTTTTTCCGTAGGTCTTCTACTAGCGAACTAGAAGGCTATAGGCAGGCTATATTTTATCCCGGTTCCACTTTAAGAGCTAACTATGACCTACCAGAAATACCAATCCGTCCTACTTATGGTGATTTAAATCTGTCTTATGAATTATTGGAAGCTTATCACTGGAGTTACGAATACAGGCACGCTATAGATACAGTCGCTTCCGATTGTTTCCAGCAGCTACAAGGACAGATAGCTAGTTGGTTTGTAGAAGATAAATTATCTGATGGAACCAAGGTCGCTCCAGAAGTTCTAGAAGTTGCAGAAGAGTTGGCTAATACCCGCTATGGGAAAGACCTAATCTTAGGTGGTGATGCTCTTATGCGAGCAGCTATAGAATGCCTTGCTTTTGGTGATAGCTTCATTGAGCTAGGGTTGGAAAAAACTGGATTAGGCAAGGATGAATGGGATATTACCTCTGCTCAATACTTACCGGTGTTTAGTATATTTGTGGAGAAAGATGCCCAGTCTAGGACACTTAGCTACTTACAGCGCTCTAGATTATCTCCCTCAGAAGATGATGTGGCGTTTAACCCACTCAAGATACTCCATTTTAAATATAAATCTCGTGGTTTGTACGGAAACCCAATTGGATTTCCCTCTTTAGAAGCGTGGCGTAAGTTTAAAGAGTGTTCTGTAGCTTTAGAGACCGCCGCTAGAGATGTGGCTATTGTCCCTTGGCTACATATATTACCAGAAGACAAAACCGAGAAAGACCGCATAGAATACATGCAACGTCATGAAGCCATGGCTGCTAGTGGCATTATCACAAACCTGTACTTGATGAACGGTGCAGAAGTTAAGAAAGCTACCATAGCAGCAGGAGACACGCTTAAACCTTTAATGGATTATTGGCTACAATTAAGATATATGTGTATACCACCACGTATACCAGCTTGGTTATTTCCAGGTATGTTAGATGCTAATGGTGGTGCAAAAGACCTAAACGGACAACCGGCTTTAACGTATTCTCGGTTAATTTCAGAAGTACGTTCCCTGCTAGGCGAGCAAGTGCGTTGGGCAATCAACATGAAGTTAGTTCTTCGGTATGGTTATGATTTTTATTACGCAAATCGCAAGTTTGATATTTGCTGGCCAGAATGGATTCTAACGCCTTTAACCGATTATGCCCAGGAGTTAAGAGTGAAAGATGAGCCTAGTATGGCAGCAGAAGAGGATGATGACACAGAGGAGGACATTAATGAGGAAGATGGAGAGGAAGATGGGCAAGAAGATGTAGAGGAAGAGGAATTAGACAAGGTACGCACTGGCAAACATAGTAAACATACTAAAAAATTAAGGAGGAGAAATGGAGCCAAAATTTAAGCCAGAAACCCCTTCTAAGCTACCAGATGCAATGCAAATACTAAGAGCATCTCAGCTATCTATAATTGACATTGATAACGCGGTAAAGGATTGGGATAAGTCTTTCCCGGAATATGCAGGATTGTTAGCAGCACTACCTACTCCTGAACCACAAAGTATCCAAGCTCAAGGTATTCAGGATATAGGGGGTGACTAATGGCGGAGTTCGCTTTTGACCCCAAGACACAGCGTTTTAGATATACTTCCGGCTCCCGTGCTGGACAGTTTGTGTCTCGTACAAATGTACAGAATCTGGTAGAAACAAAGATTAAACTTACTAAGCAAGATATTAATACCATTACGAATTTGCTATTACAAAACAAGATAACTACGGCTACATGGTATGATGCCATGTCCCAAGCAATTAAGCAAGGTCAAATCCAAGCATATCTAGCCGGTAAAGGAGGTACTTACCAGTTTAAATCGCGTGATAAAGGTATAATCGGTAAAGCACTGGTTGATGAGTATATGTATCTCCGCAGGTTTGCTCAGGAGATAGAGGATGGTAAATTATCAGCTAGGCAGATTAAGGACAGAGCGTCTAAATATGGTGATTCCTTTCATAAGATATATGAACGTGGTAGAGCGGAAGCGCATAAAGAAAATGGATATTTCTGGGAACGTTGGGTTACCTCCAAAGATGAAAAAATCTGCCCAGACTGCGTTGGCTACGGAAGTATGTCTTGGCAGCGCATAGGTAGTTTACCAGGGATTGGTGTTGCAACTGCATGTAAAATGCGTTGTAGATGCCATAAAGACTACTCTAAAGAACTAAATAAACCCAACTTGAGTTCGGTTAATTCTGTTAGTTTTCTATTTAGTAAAAATGGATGGTTAAAGTGATGTTTAAAACAACAATTAAAGAAGACATTATGGCATCAGTTATCAATGAACAGTTAGTTCCCAAATATATGGATTTAGCTAACATGAAAGGCTATAAAAAACAAAAAATGCTATACATGGGAACGCCTTTACCAGAAGATTTAGATAAAATAAAAATGCTTACTGGTGAAGACTCATGGGAGCCGGATGAGTGGTTTATTGTGCCTTTTAGAGCTAGTGATAATTTAGTTAGCCGCAGCTACAAAGTTTGGCATGACAGAGTTCTAGAACAAATGCCAAAACAACTTATAGGTAAAAATCTCATTTTAAACCATGAATGGGATGATGTTAGTTCCAGTGTTGGTATAATATTTGATGGGTTTATGACCTATGATGAGCCAGAACCAGAATTAACAAACGGAAGCGATAAATCAAGAAGTAATACTAAAATAGTGCAAGCTAATGGCTATAAATGTGTATATCTATTAGCTGCTATCCATGCCTCTAAGCCCCAAGAAATAATGGATATTAAAACCGGTAGAATCAGTAAATGTTCTACCGGAGGTATACTAAATGATGTGGACATAATCTGTCCACATTGCTCTGAAGAGTACGGTAGAGAAGTAAGCTTCTTTGAGGTGGATGAATATGGAGCCTACGTATGCCCTCATGAAATACCTGGTGGCTTTGAATATAAAGAAGATAGTTTAGTAGCTGATTACGCTATTTGGGACGGTAGTTTTGAGGGAGTTGAATTATCCCTGGTAGTCTGTGGTAATCTACCAGGTGCATCTGTTATGCGTTAGTGTTATGCAGTAGCTTTTCTTTTAGGGAATAGCACCGCTACAATATCCGCATCAGTCCAGGTCTCATGTCCCTCTGGTGCGGGTTTAACTGCTTTAACTTTGACTTTATCCACAAACAGGGAATTAATAGACTTCCCTTTAAGTTGAGAAGGGGGTCTCTCTAGTTGAAGCTCAGTGCTAGAGCCTCCAACTATCTTGAATAAATCTGCTCCGTACAAACAGTATTGATTTGTGTTTGGAAATGGCATCATATTTTCACTTGGTAATTGTCATTTTTATAACACAGTTCCAAAAATTGTGCTATACTATTTTTGTACCGTAGTTCTGGCGGGATTACTTGGTGTCCAAGTATAAAGACTCTTTTAACCGGGAGTAAGCGGTGAGGTGACAATCCGCATAGATGTGCCGGAATAATGGCACACCATCTCAACGGCAAATGAATACGACCGGAAAAGTCGGTACGATGGGAACAGCTTCGTGTCTGTCGTAAAAAATGCTATACATGGGAACAGTCAGATTCTACCACTTCTGCCTCAATTGTCAATGGGTTCGACAAAAGATCTAGCGGATTTAACAGATTTGACGAGTCTGGTAAAGTAACTCTGTTAAACCTCTCCTCTAACTCCTGCTCACTAATAATTTCAAACTCTCCTGGGATTTGCAGGTGAGGTATAGGCATCCCAACCACTTCTTCCGTTGGAACGGTAAAATACCAACCCACTTCCTTTAGCTTCTTTATTGTGTCCCACGTCACAGTTTTGGTAGCATCCGGTTCTGGTAAACCTGTTAGTGCATTTATTGATATAATCCCTTCTGGAGTAACTCTCTCGGGCGGAAACAAGCTTAAACCTACTTGATTGACGTAATTCAAAGCATTGATTGCTTCTTGTTCTGTTTTAAATAAATAGTAATTCATGTTAATTTTAGAATTTGTTTAAACTGCCATGTAACAAAAAGTCTCTACTACTATTAGCCCAATCTGATGGCGCACCCACGTTTATCTCTAATACTGGTTTATTGGCATAAGGTATGCCATATATTCTACCATTAAGTGCTAATACACCTCCGTAATACCCACTAAAGTTAGCGCCTACTGTGGTTACGGTAGCACCACCTCCTGGTAATGGTGTTACCTCTAATACTGGTTCACTATTATCAAAAGGTATGCCATATATTCTACCATTAGGCGCTAATACACTTCCGTAATACCCACTAAAGTTAGCGCCTACTGTGGTTATGGTAGCACCACCTCCTGGTAATGGTGTTACCTCTAATACTGGTATATTACCAACACGAGGCATGCTATATATTCTACCATTAGGTGCTAATACACCGTCGTAATACCCACTAAAGTTAGCGCCTACTGTGGT